GGTCAGAACCACAATGATACCTTATGCAAATTACATCAAAATTGGATTGGTTATTATTGTTTTACTTGGTTTTTTTTCTGCTGGCTGGTCTGTACGCAATCGTGACTTCATGGATTACAAACAAGGAGTTGAAATTGCCGCCAAAGAACAAGAAGCCAAAGTAGAGTCAATTCAAAAACAACACGAATTAGTAACGAAAGGCATTTCAGATGAATATGATGCGAAACTTGCTGCTGTGCGTAATTATTACAAGTCTACAAGCGTGTGGAACAACGGCAGTGCCAGCAAAATGTCAGGACTTTCCACAGCCCCCAGCGTCACTGATGTTATCGCCTCCTACAATCAACTTGCTAGCTCCTGTGCAGAAACAACCCAGCAACTAGTATCTTTGCAGGAGTGGTTAAATCAGCAAGTGGGAATTAAATGAATAAAGACCAATTAGCTACTTGGGTAACTTTGATAGCTTCTTTTACTTTATGTTTAACTGTAATCGCTATGGTCACAGTATTTATGTTTGGATTCTTTAATCCTGCAGTAGACAATGACAAACTATTTGAAATAGTAGGCCCTGCATTTCAGACCATTGTTGGTGGATTTATTGGTCTGATTACAGGGATTAAGATAGGCTCTGATAGTTAAGACGGCACGAGGGTATGCTTAACCTAGATATTTTCCGTCTTTCCGTCTAGGGCATCAACGAATTGGCAGACGAGAAGCTACCCCCTCACCTACAATAAAAAAGGGACTCAGAAGAGTCCCTGTCAAGTACAACTACAAAACAATTATTCTGGATTACCAGGAGGTTGCAACTCCCTAAACATAGGGATAGTCTGCAACTCTAACAGCTTGTCATTCACAGGCTGCAACATCTTTTCAATGTCTCGCCACAGTACTACAAACTGTACTGGGTCCATGACTTCAAAACTCTCAGCAGCTTCTAAACAACGCTTCATAACCATAGGCTGAACGTCGTCAGCAAGGTTTAGTACTTCATTCAAGCGTTTCATTCCAATCATAAAATCTTCTTTAGTAATCATACCTTTCTCCTTACTTTACTGGACACATACCGCCAGCACATTCTAGATCACCTTCAAATGCTGCATCTTCAATCTTGGTGATTAAACGTGTACTAGCAACCATAGCATCATATTGCTCTTTAGTAATTTCTTCCAACGGAGCCTGATGGAAACCATGCTCATTGTGAAGTAAGAACGAAAGGGACTTATGATTGTTCTTGTAATTCTTAGCCAGATACTTCTTAATCTCTGGCAACTCTTCCTTGCGGTAATATACAGTACAGCTAACGCTATTGTCTGACCATTCAGACTGTAACCACTTAACTACTTCTAACTGGTCAATAGCAGTCATCTCTGCAGCAATTTTTGTACCTGCTGGGTAAGCAAATGGGAAAGAAACTACCATTGTGCTACGGTCATCAGAGCCATCAAAGTTACGTTGATACTCTACAGGATATCCATGCTCACGGCATACCTGCACAAGGCTATGATCTGCAGCGATACGGATACGACGAATCATGTAGTGGCTGTATGCAGGATGGCAACCAGAAGTTACACCTGGTAACAGGGACAGAGTACCTGAAGGCTTAACAGTGGTCAGCTTTACAGACTCAGGGAAGCCATGCTTTGCAGAGTACTCTTTATCAAAAGCACGTAACTCTGTATATGCTTCATTTAACCAACTACGCTGATCATCACTAGCCTGAAGCACACCAGTAACACCAATGCCCATGCGCATGTTCTTGTGAACGATGTCTGCTGTTTCTTGGAGATGACAGGGCAAAGCAAGACTATGCTTATTAATGCGGTATAGAAGTTTAGAGATGTCGACAAATTCTTTCTTGCTTTCTACGTTAGGTAAATAAATCTCTGCTAAACAGCAAGTTTCGTAAGCAGCCAGTGATTGTTCAGCACAAGGATTGTACCCCATAACATCAGGATCAGGATAGTTAGTGTCACCAAGTCTGCCAATCTTGCGAGACAAACGAAGATTAATAAGACCATAGGGTTCGCCTTTGCCTTCGTAGCCATCCCAGAAATACTCATGAAGATCTTTGATGTCAGAACAGACAACACTATTATTAGACATAGCTCTCCAACTAGGGATATTTCCCATGTCCCAACGCTTAGCCAAGAGGTACTCAACATCATCTGCATCTCCAATCGCTATCTGAGCAGAACGACGTACGTTACCTGCAACGACAATCGCTCCAATAATATTCATAATATCTAAACAATCAATAGGACGTAACTTCTTGCCTGCGCGCTTCATTAAGATCTCACTGATCTTTTGAATACCACCACAAAGATCTTCAGGACCAGAAGCAGTACCACCAAAGCCTTTAATCGCTGCACCACGGCCACGAATCAATACTGTTGAGTAAGAGAACGTAGGTTTCTTATCTGCTAAGAACGCCGCTTTGAGCGTTTTTGCAAGGAGACTGACCCAGCCTTCCCTTGAATCAGGAACAATATAGTCCGCATCATGAGTATCCAAACGAGTAGGGGCGGTAAAATCAGGATTGACTTCAGGAAGTTTATCAACGTGTTGCCTTTGAATGTTATAACCTACACCAGAACCTAGCATCAATAAATCCATAGCCCAAGTGAAAGGACGAACAGGTTCATTGATTACAGTGAAGGCACAGTTTTGTAAGCTAGCAAGGCCTAAACGACCTACTGTATCTGTACCCATCTGCCATAGGAAACGACCTGCCACAGTTCCCTTTAGTTCCATTAAATACTTACGTAAACGCTCTTGCTCTTTATCGGTAAAACCACAACCTAATTGGTCGTTTGCTGCTTTGATTACGCGCTCAACAGTGTCAGAAAACTCTTCTGTCTTGCTATTGATGTCTGCTTCGTCTAAACGACGTGCATAAGTTCTTTTGTAGGTGATGTAACCTACGGTGCTAAAAGGTGTGTTGTACATTTAATTCCTTGTTATTAGTGTCGTGTATTTTTCTTATATTTTTCTACCATCATTGCATCTGCCATTTTGTAACAGAACTCTGCCATAAAGTTGCAATACTCATCGGGATCGTCCGCTGGTATACCTGCTGCAGAAATTGCTCCTGAGAGAACTGAGGTAGCAAAGAAATCTCTCAAGCCTGGGATTTCGTCTTTGATTGGAGGTCCCATATCATGTAACGGTTTTTTATCACTCATCATCGTCCTTTAGTAGTTGTTCTAATAAATCTGCTTTGTCTTCTATTAAATCTGAAAACCGGTCACATATTTCCTCGGTAGTTAAACCAAGAATGTCTACTACATCTAATTCATCTAATTGCTTTAGACGATATATTATATCAGTTAGTGTCAAAGCCATCGATCATCCTTTGAATGTACCATTGAGCTTTCTTTAAGTCCTCAATTCCATTCTTATGTCTCCAACGCCACAGATATTTAATTGCATTACCTGTACACATCGCTTCCATACCATCTAAGTGTTTAACCACTTCAGCAATCGCATCAATACATTCAATGTCACCTTGAGTGTAGTGCTGCGGAGAGTTTACCATGTCAGGCTTCTCAGCCCAATCATGTCCAGTGCCAGCACCAGGAGGATAGTAATTCATTTGAGCACCTGCTCCGTAAATAGTACCACTCATTGCACCAGGGTTTTTAATTATCATGCAATCAGGACAGAAAGCATGAAACAGCTTTTTGTGAATATAACATTCCTGCATTAGCTTAATCCTTTAATTGATACAGAAGATCCTTCGCTTTTCGTAGATTGCGACCAAGTTCCACAAGATCTGCATTTGTATCTTTGGTAAGTGGCGGTTGAAGAATGAGCCAGTCCACGCCTGATAAGAGATTCTCCACCACATGTAGGACACACAGGTTTATCAGTGAACAGATTCGCATTAGGATGAGTTTTAATCCAAGGAAGAATACGATGATACACAGATTCGAGTAGAACCACATCCTGAATGTTATATGCTTCCATACGTTCCCAAGCATCTTTATCTCCGTTCATACACTTGACCCACAAGTCGTGGCCTTCGTGTTCTTGTTTTTTACCTAAGCCTAATCGTTGAGCTACGTAGTCCAGCTTATTGCTAGGAAAACGGAACTGGCTACGAGCAACACGCAAAAGATCAATCTGTTTATAAGGTGATGGGGGACTATAATTATGTAGTAGAAATTCCTTGTTAAGAGTAGGAATATCAAACTTAGTACCGTTATAATGAATGACTGCATCTGCAGCGTCGAGTAGTTCATAAATGCCTTTTAGCATCTTCTTAGGTTTAGATTTATGGACAGAATCAAAAAAGATTTCATCTTCACCAAGCCACTTGGCAGCCCAGCATAATACATAAGATGATTCCATTAACTGATTGATTCCAACGTTTTGCTGCCAAAGACCCCATACGTGTGCTACGTTAGGGCTACTCTCTATATCAAGTAACAGAATGTTCACTTATTTTCCTTATGGCTTTTCAAAAGATCTACTCGTAATTGGATGTACTTAACAAGTTCTTCCAACTGCTCTTCACTGTACCAACCTTCTTCTAAATATACTTTATTTTCTTGGGAGGCTTCAGCTTCGATCATTTTTTCTTACCCTTCTTAGGAACTTTATCTTCTTCATCTGCTTGTTGTTCTAAGCTTTCAAGGATTGATGCTCTGTAGTCCTTCATCTCTTGTGAGGCATACTCATTAAGTTCAAACACCTGGCAAAAGGTATCCATCAAGGCTTCGCAATGTAGATCAATACTTTGCTTTACAGATTCAAGATGATTCCAAATCTGATCTTCTGACATTACTTCTGGATGGTCAATCATTCGCCAGATAACTTTGTCTAAGTGATCCTTTACAGCCCAGACATTCATGATGTCATTCTCTAAATCAAATCTATCTTTGCTCATTGGCTTTCCTAACTAGGTTTATGAAATGGTCTAAATCTACAACGGCTAAAGGTTTACTACGGTTTTGTTTTATTACTACTAGAGGTTCTGCATCACCGTGGGTTGTTGCTTGCTCGTAAAACTTGTATACTGCTACTTTAGCTAAGTTTTTACACTCAACGTTGTAGGAGAAGCTTTGCAAGCCAGCCTGGGATAATTGAATGTCCTCGCCCTGTGCGCCCATCGACGTGCTCTTCACGTCTCTTTCGGTTAGGTTTGGAAACTGCTCCAGTATCTTGTCTCTCACTAACTGCTGCAACAGTCGGCCTTTTTGTTTTGCTGAGCTTGTCTTCATTTAGCCAACCAATAGGTTCTGGTTCCACATCTGTATCGGGGTTTCGCACACCCTCGAAGATGTTCCAGAGAGTTTCTTTTTTAGCAAAATTAGTGAAGAGTCCGACT